TAGTAGTAAAACCAATACCCAAAGGATAAATACGACCAGTAACCAAACGATATACTGGAGTACCATCATTCATAAAACCAGGACCATCAAAGCCTTTTAAATATTTCTTAAACTCTTCTATTTGTTCTTTTTTTGTAATGATTTCAGCTTGTTTCAAATCTAAACTTCCAACTGCAACATAATATTCGTTAAATCCAATTTCCCAACTAGCACTAATTTTTTCGAACAATGCTGATTGTGGATCATTTGAATCCATAAGTGCATCAGCAAATTGGCGATCAACTGTTTTATATACAACAGCCGCCAAAGCAATATTAAATGGACTAAGAGTTCCTCTTACATCGTCATCAGATAATATTTTATTTTCCCCATGAGAAGAAAACGCTGAATTAACAATGTGACCAACTACTCTTTGCTTTTTATGTTCAATATTTGTTGGCTTATGTATAAAATATTTTTTAAATGCAATAGCTGTATTTGTATCGATACCATCACCATTCTTATTAAAACGATTAACAACAGCAGCATTAAATGCAGCGCCGACTAAATCGACATTCTTTTCTAAATTAACTGAAGAAGGTATAATTGATCTTAGAGGTTCCAATGAAGCTTGAGACAATAAAACGTTATTATCAAAATTCAATGAAGCTGTAACTATATTATCAAATTTAGTTCTATAAAGAAACATAATATTAAATTTTACACACAATATTTAGTACTGTGATATAAAAGTGCTGCTGCATATGTGTCTAAATCATGATCGCTTGCAGTTGTTTGCACTTCATTAAGTATACTTAGTTTATCTAATTTATCAGTGTTATTTAAAACATCTGTAGCGGTAGAGATCCAATTTTCTGATTCAGATCCAATTATAATTGCTTCAGAAATTCCTTGTGCTAGTTTCTTTTGTTCAGCATTTAAAGATTTTTTAGAATATTTCTTTTTCAAACCTGCTTCAACTACAGAATATAAATCTTTTGTTTTATCCATTACTTTAGCAATCGCATCTTTGGCATAAACAGTCGCTTTTGATCCCATTGGGCGACCTCTTTCAGTTGGAGTTGTGGTCTTTTTCATTGGTGGTTTAGCTCCTGGGACTTCTGGCATAGCTGGAGGAATAACAGGAACACCACCAACGATTGGATTATAAAATCCTTTCTTTCTTTCTTCTACGAATTTAGCTTGAGCAGCGCCCAATTCTTCTTGAGTTGGATAAATACCTGTTTCAATAACTCGTAGACCTTCTTCAGGTGGCAATATACCAAGCTCCATCATGCGCGTGACTACGCGATTGAATTGAGTTTCGTCTTTAATAGATACTTCTTCAAATTTAGCTATAGGACATTTACCTTTAAATCCTAAATTACGGAATATCAATTCCATTTCTGGTTGCAAGAAATCATTCAAGAAAGCTTTTCTAGCTTCTTTTAATCTTTCAAAAAATACCTGAGCTTTTACTGTTGTATTTGCAAACTTTTCAGATCCAATTAATATATTTTGCAATCCTTCTTTAATATCTTCATTTACTACTTTATACTTTTCATATCCCAATACTTTATTCATGTCTGGGATTACAAATTCAGCCTTAGTAGTATAGTCTGCAACAAGAACGCGACCAACTGACTGATTGGTGAGAAGACTTTGCATCGCTTTAATGTTTTTATGATTGATACCGCCCTTCGTTGGCTCAGTACCCATAGTAATCAATAGAATTACATTCTCAATTGTGCGGCAAATAGCTTGATCAATCTTTTTCATTTCCATTTTGAAATTGATATCATCAAGAACTGCAAATCCAAAAGGTACAGCAAAAGGTTCGTAATCCTGCTTCTTATAAAAAGAATATATAATATTTGTAGGATTTATTTGTATCTTTAGACCATCTCTTGCCCATTGCCCATTAGTAATTTTATCTTTGGTCTCATTATCCAAATTGTCAAAAACCATTTTATCATGTTCGTTTTTTGGTGAGCGAAGTCTTTCTAATTCATATTCAGAAAGAATTTTTTGATAAACAACTTGATTCCAAGAACTTGTGTGATTAGTTGTTAAATAAAATGGATTAAGAAGAATATATTGAACAGGAATTAAATTCTTTACATCATATGGAGTTGGATAATTATATAATTTAACATCTGTATTATATGATGCTCCATCGTATGATGCATATGTTTCTAAAATCTTTTGAAAGTCATCAATTTCAAATTTAGCGTTTATTTTATAAAAGAAAACGTTACCACTACGATAGTATTCACGAAAATACTGATCTTTTACGTTCCACATTCTTGTGTACTTCATCCACTTTGCAAAAAAATCTTTAGCTTTCTGACTTCCGCCTTCAAGGTATATTTCTGCGTTGGCAAATTCAGACATTATATCAACAGCATTTCTAAAAATAGCTACATTAGCATAAGCTTTTTGGCAAAGCTCAATTGCATCGCGAATATTGTATCCATTTATCGAAAATTCGAAAGGCAACAAACCTTCTCTGATGTTGCCATATTTATAAATTTTTGGCCCTATATAAGCCAAATTTCTTCGCAAATTAGTAGACTCTCCTGATCCAGCCCTTTCATAAGCTGAAGCTTTCGATTCTTGTTGATAAAATGGATCACCAACTAAAGAAGGTTCAGATGCCGCTTCTTTCAACATATCTTCAAGAGGTGCATTTTGACCTTCTTGAGCTTTAGAAAATTTATCCCAATAATCTGATCTTTTATTATATTTGCGACTCATGTTAATAATAGTTACACATTGTCACTTTAAAAGTGACTTTTTAACTTTTAAGCAATAAACATTGGTTCAAAAGTTTCTGTCATATCTTCAACATGAGTATTATTCATATCGAAATATACCTTAGATAACCAATTACCTAATACTAATGCTGAGTAACTATCTTTTCTAGGTTTATCTGGTCCAGATTTGCGTTTAAGATTCGCAGGAAGATCAAAATTTTGCATACCTTGAGCAGATGTTGTTATTTGTATAAGAGCGCATTCAGTTTTTGTTAACAAAATCATGTCTGATAAATGCTCTACAAAGTCAATCATCTTAGCTTCTTCGTTTTCTTTCTCAGTATCTAAAGCGTTTGAGAATTTTAGATCTGTTATACCAATATGCTTTTTAGTCTGACTTCTGAAGTTATCATCAATAGCGCGACTAGCAAAGTATGTACGGCGATGATCAAAATTAGCTTGCAACATTTCATTCGCTAATCGTATCCAACCAGAAGTAGGCTTTCTTAAAAAAACATATTTGTAATCTGATTTATTATATTCGCTTTTTGCAGCGTATAAATTCTGAGCATAATCTTCTGGCCTCTCAAATTCAGTCACCATTGATTTCAAATTAATTTTAGCATCTTTAAATAACTCACTTTCATTACAAGAATTCATGAACTGAACACCACCGTTATAGTCCATACAAATTGCCACAATATTAAAGTTCTGTAGTAGATATAAGAAATATTTAATATGATCTTTCAATGAAGATCCAGAAAGAGCATAAGAATGTACTAGTGTATTTATTTGTTTTTCTGCATTAATTTTTAAAACTTGAATAGCGAAATCGTCAGATGATTCTGTTTCTGACCAAGAAGGGTCAACTGCTAATATATATTCATCTTCAGAATTTCCTACTACTTCAACAGCAGGAAGCTCACCATCAGGCACTGTGCATAAGGCCATTTTAGATATTTTAAAATATCCAGAACTATCATCACTAAATTGTGCGCCAAACTCTCGCAAGAATTGTGATTCACTCATTGTAGCTTTCGCTTGATTGATCAAATTCTGATCGTATAACTGCACTGGAGCGCAATCATAAGAAAACTGCATAATACAACGCTTTGTCTTTTCTTTATTTTTAGGATTAAATATTAAATTCTCATACTGCTCATAAAGCTTATATAAATATTCAAATTTAAACGACGCTGAAGACAATGCAATCAATTTATTATTAGGCCAAATGTATCTTTCTTCTTCAGTCATTTCGCCTTTAGCAATCAATTGAGTTTCAAGATTATATAGTTCTTCTCTTTGTGTGGGATTCTGAACTACAGATAAGAACGGTACTATTACTTCGTTATAAATACGCTCTGGCATCAATAAAAATTCATCAATAATGATTCTATGAAAGCGAAAACCACGAAGCTTTTCACCATCACCCAAAGGTAATGCGCGAATTCGGCTTTTGCCAATTTCCATTACCCATTCATCATTAGACTTTGATACTTTTGTAATACATTGTTTTAAAAGATAAGCATCTGGCTTGGCAGCAATATCTTCTATCTTTTTAAATATCATTTTTGACTGACGAAATGAACGAGACAAAATACCAGTTTCAATTCCTTGATTTAATATAGCATCAAGCACAGCATAAATACCAGTCGTATAAGATTTACTCATACCACGCGACCATACTCCTAAAAAATAATCACTTTCCAACATCGCTTTAATAGCCATATGTTGAAAAGGAAATAATTTCACTCCAGTTATTAGATCAGTAGCGAAAGTTGTGTTGTTGCGAAGAAATTGATAAAACAACAACTTCGCTTCACGCTCTTCTATATAACCAGGAATCTTAGCTAATTCCTCATTGGAAATTAACTGCGACTTCCTTAATGCTTGATTGCCTGTTTCCCAGCTCATTGTCTAAAAAATATTGAATATCTACTTGCCACAGTGACTTACCATGATACAATAATTTAGGTATAATATCTAAAGATTTATTTCTGCTTCCTGTAAATATAAACTGAATATGTCTAGGATATTTATGACATAAGTTACGCATATTGTGAAAAACATATTCTAAATTTGTTTTTCTATTATACTTGCGCTGGTTGATTAAAATATTATTTATGCTAGACTCAACAACCACAAATAAATAACAATTTAATTCAACGGCTTTAATTAATTCTCTTTCAAATCTTTCTATTCCAGAAGCCATCGTGCCAAGAAAGTCAGATTCACTTTTTCTATCAACGAAAGTATTAGTAAAATACTTTTTATCAGCAATTAAATAATCGCCTACGAATATTTTCTCAATTTTAGATTTAGGAAACTCCAAAGCATCCTGCTCTCTTGTATCAACTAAGATAGGTAAATG